CTTATCCTGAATCACTGATTGAGTTCTAAGTATTTCAGCTCTTGTTCTTTGTATTTCAAGCCCCTCAAGCTCTAGCTTTAGCCGGGCGGCTTGGCCCGAAGTGGCCCCTATGCCCGCCATGATTTCCTGAGCTTTATCTCTCTCTTTAATCATGTTGTTACGGTGTTCTTCGATATTCAGTTTTTGGAATAGGGCTATCTCAGATTCAATAAGCTTCATTCTCCCTAGTTTAACATCCATCTCGTCCTTACCTAGTTCGTTAACCCGGCTCAGAATCTCGGAGATAGCAATATACTCAGAAGTCAAACTTTTTATAGATTGGTCAAACCCAGTATCAGGCATGAAAGCTCTAAGGAGTCCAGCTGACTTGTCTTCATTTTCACTCTGCATTCTAGAGAGACCACCTAAAATGCTTGATAGCTCTGCTAGTGCTTGGGATTGAGCTATAATGTCAGTTATTAGGACTTTTGAGCTGCCTGCAAGGAATGCCTCAACCGTTGATATATAGTCTGAGAATATATCAGTATTCTTAGCAAAAGAGTCTGTAGACGCATTCATCATATCTACTTGGTCGCTTAAGTACGCCACAAAAGCCTTTTGAGAGTTAGATCCCTCATCTAGTACATAATCAGCGAATGATCTAATCTCTCCAGCCTCTACTACTTCTGACCAGTCGGCGGCACTTCTTGACTTCTTAGCTAGTTCAGTAAGTCTTATAACCTCATCGTTAACTTCTTTATATAAGGGAACCGCTTCTTTTAAGTCTTCAAGTCCTAACTTCATTTGAGAAGCAGAAAGACTGTTAACTCTCTGACCAAATGCTTGTAAAAACTGTAGCGTATTATTGCCCTCAGAGCCAATCTCAGCCTGAACTCTATTAAAGAGCACGAATTCTTCGGTCAAGGAGGAGACTCTATCAGTTAGTATACTCATTTCTTTTTCAGTATCAGTCATAGACTTTTCTACCTTAAGAAAATTATATACTACTACCCCTAAAGTAGCTACAAGAGATAACCACCCTAGTACGGACAGAGCAGTAGACATAACTACAACAGCACCTCTAGTAATTGCGGCCAGCTTAGACATAGCTTTAGCCCATATTAACTCCAGATTAACCGAGGTCTTACGTACAGTCGCTTGAACTTTCTTAAACTCAATACTCATCAGAGCAGTATTTTTTCTAGTCACCAAGAGCATGTTGTCTAGTGCGGCTGAGTACTCCTTTTTCTGTAGTGCAGTAAGTTGCTTAAACTGACCAGCATTTTTAGCTAAAACACCCTTCATGCCACTTATCTGTCTAGCAGTCAAGGAGGCTGTGTCCCCCGAGCGTAGTTTATCAAAGCTGCTACCAGGTTTAAATGTCATACCACTAGTAAGTCTTGCTGCAGTAGCTGAGCTAGCTTTTTTCGTATTTTTTATGAATTCTGTTTCAGTAATCTTAGATGATTTTATCGCTGCATCTGATATCTCTTTGTAGCGTGTCTTAGCATTCTCTGCCAGATCATTGGTAGCAGCCTTCATCTTACCTAGGCCAGGAAGAAGTGCTAATAGGGGCGCCTTCAATAGAAGACCTAAGGCTGCTACAGCTAGAATAGGGGCTTGGATAATAGCGTCAGCTAGAGGGCCAGCTACTGCTACAGTAAAAGCTTTTACTTTTATTAAGATATCGTCGAATGCTTTACCAAGCTGGTTGAACTTGTTTACTGAAGGGTCTACTATATCAATAATTTTGCCGTACTTTTCTTCGGCCTGTCCCAGAACTTCGTTAGCTACAGCTTGTGATCTCTCAAATGCTGACAGCTCAGTTCTGCTTTTACCAATAGCGTTAGCATATTTTTCAGTAGCAGTTTCCAGACGTAGGATAATACCAAGTTCGTCCAATAGTTCTGGTTCTGCTTTGGTAATACCTCGTACTAGACGATTGAATGAGTCTGTAACGTCACGACCAAGGATAATGGAAGCATTTTTTGCAGCCTTACCCATACTTACTATCTGTTCTGAGTTAAGCCCCGAAGCTGAGGCAATAGCAGCCGCCTGAGAAGCATCTGCAAATGTAACCTGAGCGTCTGTAGCAGCAATAATATCGTTAGTAAGAGATTTAAGAGCTATACCAGTAGCAGCCGCATAGGCTACTTGCCCCTCTCTAAGAACAGTCATATCGCCAGCAGACTTGAGAAAGTTAAAGGCAGCAGAAAGAGCAAATACCTGAGCAGCTAGAGTAGCATACGCAGGCACAAGTCCGCCTCTCATAACTTCTGACATTTTAGAGAAGTTTTTTGTTGAGTTAGCCGACTGCTTACTAGCGCCTTTCATAGCGCGATCGGACGCCTGCGCACCTGTACCCACTTGTTTAAGGGCACCAGCAGCACTAGTAGCTTGTACAGTAATTTTCTTAAGGCTGCCCCCGTCTTTAGCAAGGACTTCAATGGTATATGTTTTTTTACTCATTATCCAGAAACTTTATGGGTGTACTTCTTGCCACCGCCAGGCTTAGTATTGGCCTTTTCGCTCTCTTTTTTTCTTCTATCAGCTATTAACTCTAGGTCTACAGATTCTATTAGTTTCATAAAGTAGAACATTGAACGCTGGTCATCAACCCCATGTAATTCAAATATCATAGGTAGGTCCGTCCAGCTTTTGCCCATCCAGTAACCCCCCATGTAATCATAGGTGTCGGTCAGTAAACTGAGCATAAAAAATGCCACTTGAACATCAACCGGTAAATCGCTGAGTTCAATTGGCATTTTTGTAGGGTCTGGCTCTTGTCCAAGCTCTTCGCAAATCCTAAAATAGACCTCTTTAGTGACCTTTTTTGGCTGCGTAGCAAATCGAACAAGTAGAGAACGCAATTGCACTACTTGTTCTTGGTAAAATTTTCCAAGTTACTAACCTCGTCACTAACCCACTTCTCAAATGCAGGAGCATTTTTCATTAGTGTAACTAGGTTTTCTTCCGTGAAAGGTAGTTCATCCTCGGGGTCTTGAGCAGACAAGTCAGCCAATAGAAACTCTTCTACATACTTATATTTAAACCCTGTCCAATCCTTAACTACCGCACTGGAGTAGAACTTAATAAACTTCTCTTCGTCTAGTACTTCTTCGGGCGTATGAGTAGTTCTGCTGAACTTAGTGCTCACACATTTCTTTCTTAGCTTGATCATTTCCTCTCTAGCTAGAAAACAGAGGTCTATAGACATGCCTTCCATGCCGGGAAAGTCCAGTGTTACTACTTTTGAGGGCACAAGCAAGGTCGCCAGTGAAACTGTCATTTAAAATCAATCCTCTGTGAAACTATAAAAATAAAGGTAGCTAAATGCTACCTTTTTAGTGTATAAATATATTATAGTTTTTATAACCCACTATGTCAAGTCCTATTTTTAGGCAGCTCCAACATATGTAATAGTCATCTCGTCTGTTGAACTCATATCCGAAGGTAGCGCGTGGAAAGCCGCTTCAATAGATACAATGTCATCTAGACTGTGTGTGGGTATCTCTAGGTGAGCTGTTGGTATATCAAACTCAACTCTAGGGGTATTACTACTACCCCCTACTTTGAATACTAGACCAAAGCTATTAGTTACTACACCAGTGGCTTCTACCAAGTCCTCATAGAGATTAGTTGTCTTATCAGTTTCCGCAGTATCAAATACAAGATAGCTAGTGAAGCTACCTGAAATGGTTCTAGTACCCGTTACATGACCGATTGGCTGATTAACAACACATAGTGTTTCAGGCGTCAAAAATGTCATGTTATTACTGATGGATAGTGAGCCACCCGTCAGCGTCAGGCTGTAAGCTGACTCGAATCCATCCGCTGTAGTACCAGTAATGGCAAGCGAAGTAAGCCTATTTCTAATGAAGTTAGACGTACTATTGATAGCTTCAAAAATAGTAGCTGTTGGGGCTGAGTCTGCTTCTTCAATTATAGATCCGAAACCGCTCCAGTCAATGCTAGAAATACCATCAATGTCAAAATTCAATGTTATCTCATTTACTACTGACTTCGCTATTTTGTAGGTTTTTGTATTAGTACCCTCACAAGCTCCTAGTACAAAGAAAATCTCAGCTTCGCCAAGAGTTACTGAGTTAGAAGAGTCAAAGTCAATTACCATCTCAGTTGTGTCTGGGGTAACACCAGGGAAAGCACCAGCAGTGTAAGTAGCATCACCTACAGCTAGGGCCCAAAGAATGTCCTCTACTGCGTGGTGATTAGCGACATCATCGGCTGCGCCTGTTCCAGTACCTGCCGATATGAAAGGTCTTGTGTACGTAGTAAATGACCATTCCGCAGGTGCGTATGAATCATTAAAAACCTTTCTAGACCGTCTACTAATACCAGCTGCTGTAGCCATCTCGTTTAGGTTAATTTCTGTTGCGTTAGTGGCTTGTGCAAAGGAGAAGCCATTAAGAATAGGAATTTCCCATACATTAGCCCCCTTTTTCACAAATACCTTAGTATCCCTACTAAAATATAAATTTTCGCTCATAGCGTTCTCCTGTTTTCTTGAAAAGCTAGGTTTTTAGCGTTTGCTATTACCAGTTTTCTAGTACATTACTTCTACCTGCACTTCTCCTACACCTATTGGGTCAAATACGCCTTCATCTGTCTCCAGAGTAATTACGGTTATTTGCTTGGTGTGTTGAGACCTGCCTTGTTTGTCTAGGTATTGAAGCCTAGAATTTTCTTCAATAATAGTCTCAACGTCTTCAAGAAGGCGGTTAAGTGCTGATACTGATTGATCTTCTTTTACGTAGCAACGAATAGATAAACTTAAGTACCTATCCTTTACGCCCCCACCCAAGTAAACCCTGGACTCAGGGCCAGCTGTAACGTGTACAGATGGAAATTCGTCTATTTCATCCCAAAACCGCAGGGTAGGGCTCACGTTGTCAAATACATTTGATAGGAACTCTGCTGTACCGTTTATCTCTTTTAGCTTGTCTACTAGAGACTCTACTATGCTATCCCGTCTACTGGTGTACTGCCGTTCCATCATCTTCTCCTAGTAGTAAATTTATTATCCGTAATACTTGCTGCTATTTGACGAATACTAAGAGATATCAAACTACGTGGGTCTCTTGCGGCGGTTGCCCAACCTGCGTTACCCCGTGCGCCCATTTCAAAAACCGAATATGGTCTTTGCATGTAAGTATACGTTAACTGGTTCTCTCCGGTTATGGAAAGTACTCTAGCTGAGTTTGCAAACCTACCAGTTCTCCAGTTTAGTTTGGGAGAGCCCATATTCTTTTTAATTTGTTGTGGTAGTCTACGGTTGATCTGGTTAATAAGGGTTAGTACACTCATACTCTTGCCACTCTTTCTAGCCATGGCGCCCGCAGAGTTTACTTTCACAACTTTAGGGCGTTTGCTATTAGAGTAAGAGTACTTACCTGACTTAGTTATTGTACTAGTAGATTTCTGGCCCTTTAGAGTCCTAAACAGGTCGTCATGGGTTTTGGAGCCGATACTACTAATATTTACAAGTTCATCTGATAGAGCGTTAAACTTATTGTCTAACCTCATTGGGTCAGCTCGCATGTTTAACACAAAGTTAAAACGACCTTTAAGCCCTGAGGAGAGTCCCATAGTTAGAGTGTAGTACGCTACGGCAGATGCTACTGTACTAATTGATCGGGGGTCTACAACACCCGCTGTTAAAAAAGTTGACTCTAAAGAACCGACTGCCTCTTTTGTAGTAGCTGTAAGAAAAGACTGTTTTAGTTTCAATTTAGAGTCAATTGGTTTGACCGAGGATAGGAATTCCCTAACCTCGTGTCTTACTGTTTTGATGGCGTTTGGGCTAGAGCCTACTAAGTACATCTGTTTTCTGGAATTTAGGAAGGTCCCTACAGCTTTGTATGTTACAGGGTTACGTCTAGCAGTGCCTTTCTGGATGCGCTCTAGTGTAGACCTAGCACCGTGGTAAGCAGCTCGTATAGTAGACTCCTGAAAAGTACTGTCAAAGGACTCCTTTATCGCTTCTTTGAAGGTTGAGTATTCAGCTAGTATCACGATATTTACCGTGGTATTCGACAGGAAGTCGTCTTCAATAGCATTAACAAGCCTAGTCAGTACTTCTCTCTTCATAGAATTGACCTATAAAGATCAAGTACTCTTTTGATGTGCCCAGGGAAGGGAGGCTCATTGTTGCTGGTTGGCACGTTAAGAGTTGCGCCTGCTACACTTGCTGAGGATACCTTAAACTGTTCTTTTACGTAGTAAGTAACTAAGTTACTAACCACAACTTTAAGCTCCACTGGAAGGCTAGTGTACCCAGCCTTATATATTACTTTAACCGCCAGCGGGCCTAGCATCCAAGAACCATTCTCGCTCACTAGAGCATTGATCTCGGGGTCAATGAAGTAAGTAGTAGGATCGACAGTATTGTAGGTTTGGGAACCTTTACGTCTTTCTTCTACGCTAGTTACCGTAATTACTGGGCCTTCCGATAGGAACAACTCGTTCCTACCAGACTTTAGGCTAAAGAATTGGGTAAAGTCGGTTGTAACATAGTCTACAAACGAGTTATTGCAATAAGTTTTTATCAGTCCACTCACCGAAGTGATCATAGCCTCAATCTTACCATGTTCGCTAATATTGGACGGGTTTAATCCTTCGAACTCTTTGTATTCTGTAAGGGTTATTAGATCAGGCATAATAATGAATAGACTCATAAAAACTTGGGGAGCGAACTCCCCAGGTATATTCTTAGGCTACGTAAGCGATACTTACGCAAGGCTCGTTCAGACCTGCACCGTTAATCAGCTCTTCAAAACCAAGTGATTGGCTAGCAACCACGATTCTGCGCTGATTACCGACTTCGTAATCTGATTCCACGTTCACGCCTCGAAGACGAGGTATTACGTAGTTACGAGTATTAACAGTAAAGGCTGCAATGTTACCGTCTGCGGCTGCGGTCATGTTATCAGAAACAATAACAGGAGAACCGAATACACCACCAACCATACCAGTGACCTTAGTAGCCATTTCACTACCTACTTCATCAATGTTCTGGAAGTCAGCATCATTGATAAGATCGTAGTAACCAGCCATGCTAATAACATAGGCTACATCGCGTGGCTGAACACCATACTTACCCATCTTAGAGCGGCCTGCCATAAGAATATCAGCAGTAAGTTTAGCTGAGCTGCCTACACTTAGTGTAGATCCTGAAGCTTCTGCGAAGTCAGCCAGTCCGTCGATGCTTGAGTTACCATTGATGATAACATCATCTACGGCACGGGCGTGGGCGTGAGCTACGGCGTCAATCATCATTGGCATCAAGTTAATAAGCACTTGCTCATCAGTGTTGTTGTCAATGAAGGTTTGAGAGATCAAGCGGTAAGCATTAAGAATAACTTGCTTAACTTTGAACGTGCTGTCTGTATCGCCACGGTTCTGCAAGTTACCAGTGGGCTGAGCGCCTGCTTGCCAAACAGCTTTCTCAGATTCTGTCTGGATAGGCAGAACTGTCGCGCCTGAGATCACTGGAATCTCACGGAAAGCGCCTGCTAGACGAAGCTGGAGACGAATCTCTTTTTCTATGCTATTACTAACTGTCTGGTCGATATCCCCAGCATTAGTAGTATAGTCCATACCTGCTTTCTCTGCCACATCTCTAGCGTAGTCAGTATCCCAACCTTTGCCAGTAATAACGCCCAGAAGCTTTGCAGACATAAAGTCTTCAGCCCAGGCAGAAACATCTTTCTTACCTTTTGAGTCAGTAGCAAAATGACGCTTTGATTCGCGCATCTTTGTTACTTCATCTTTGTTAGCTTCTAGGTCGTCCTTGAACGTCTTGAGAACTTCAGCCATGTTAGCGTCTTTCTCAGCAAGCTGAGCTTTAATGTCAGCTAGTAGCTTTTCAGTACCAGTTTCCATCGCAGTCGTAACCATGCTAGAGACTTTAGCTTCATCTGCTGCTTTAGCTTCTTCTTTAGCTTTCTTAGCGGCTTGCTCAGTTAACAAGTCAGCTTTTGCTTTAGCTGCTGCTCTGTCGGCAATAGCCTTAATTTCTTCTTCTGTCATTTTTTTCTCCACTGCTGCACTTTGTGTGCCTTCCGGTGCGATACTAGCTATTTTCGAGGCTATTGCCTCTTGCTTAGCCAGGTTCTGACCGGCTAGATCAACACTACTTGTTGTAAACTGTTGTACAAAATTCTCATATTCTTTGTCCGTGTTAAAGGATTTAGACACTGAGAAAAGAGCTGCTTGGTTACACGGTACACTAACTACGGATACCTCATATAACTCTGCTTCTTTTATTAACAAACCGCCGGTTTCTCTTATGTAATCAGCATCCTTAATTCCGAAACCGACTGAAAAAGTCGTAAGGATACCATCTTTCACTAACTTCCATATGTCTCCAGCAGCTTCGCTGACTTCAACTACGATCTCTAAACCTTTGTCTAGGACGTTGAACTCAACGGCCTTACCGATAGGTCTGTCGTGCATATGGTTAAATAGAATAATCGGGTTAGACTTAAAGTTTGATAGACCACCCTTAGACCATGCTTCCGGGAGAATTACGTCTCCAGCTCGGTCAATATCCATTGTGCTAGCCATACCGCGTATAACTAACTTCTCCTCTTTTTTTGAGGCTTTAAACTCGGTCTCGAACTTAATCAGATTTTTTATCATAATCGTCCTTGTCTAGAGCCTTTACCGCTGGTACTGGTTTAGGTTTAACCGCTGGCTTAACCTCTTCAACTTTACCAATTCTAGCGAAGGCTTCTTTGTCTACGTTCTCTATGATAATCAGCATTCGTCTCCAGGAGCTAAATACTTTTCTCAGTGAGCGAACTTTGACAGGGCGATCTTCTAAATCTACGTATTCTTGTTCGTCCGGTACTCTACCTAGTTTGGTAAAGTACTCAATCATAACTTTAGCGTTATGTTTTTTTGCTTTTGAATCACTCATTCGTCTTCCTCTGGGCGTCCGCCTTCGCTTGGATTGGCTGCAGACCCTGCTATATTAGCTGGTATTCTTAAGTCGTCGTGGCCAGTTATTTCAGCGTAACCTAAGTCTTTACGGGCCTCTGAAGCTGTTATAATTCCTCCATTCACTAGAGTGGAGAAGAAGGCAGCTTGCTCTCTAAGTTCCGGCTGCATAGCTGCAACTGTAGTTAGGTCTTCTTCAATTATATATCCGAAGTGTCTTTCCAGAGCTTTCGATATTTTCTTCACTATAGGTAGTACAGATTCGATGTAGTACATACGCATGTTAGGGCGAATATTAGCATTGTTGCCACCTTGCAATAACACAGGGGGAACGCCAATAGACTGTACTATTCTATCTTCATCTGCTAGGATAGATTCTTTAAAGTCCATCTCACGGAAGTTTACACCTGTAATAGATACAATCTTCATTCCGCCATCTAGGACTATAGGAGTTCTACCACCTGACTTAGGATTGTACTTTGCCTGCCAAGAAGCAACTAGACGATCTTTTATCCGTTGAGATAAGGTATCGGGAGTTTCAATGGCTAGGCCGGGAGTAGCATCATTCTTAAAGAAGTTATCTTGAAAGCTTTTCATAGAAGAGATACGTTTCATTGTGTTGAGACATGATCTTAGTCTAGAGTCGCCTCGATAAAGGCTTCTAAAAGAGTTTTCTTTAATATGAATGATTTCACTAGGATAGTACGTAATCTCGTTCTGGAAGGTGTAGTGACTAACGAATGTCTGAGAATCGCTGACGACTTGAACTTTATCTGCTGGAAGGTGGTACAAATGCACCCCATCATGGTAAATAAATATATTGCCGTCTATGATCAAATCCACGAACAATGCTCGCTTAAAACTACTGATATCCTGGAAGGGGTTAGGCTCTGAGGTCAACAAAAGCTGCAATTTAGCTTTTCGTGTGCCCTTCACTACTGGTGTCATACCCTTTACTTGGTCTCCGACCCAGAGTGGAATATCACTAGCGTCATCCACTAGCATGTTTACTGCTCTTTGAACTATTTCCAGTTTCTCGTAGAAAAACTGGTATTCTTGTGTAGGTTCCAGAGAGCTTTTTATTTCTCCCGGGTGCCCAGCTATAAATCGCTGCGCTGGGTTCAGTTTATTGTATAGGTTGCTTAGTATTCCCATTCTTTTGCCTTTGAATCTCTACCCATCTTATCTG